GTATCTAGGTCATCGTCTTCTTCGTCCCAGTAGTTGTTGCTCATAGCAACTGCCACCCTTCTCTATTAGTTAGTTCGCAAGCCTCAGGTTCCATTCGGGGGATTGGTCTGGCTCTTGCTACCAGTCTTATACGCTGACGGGGCTGGTGGGTCCGTTCAGGATTCTTGTTTAGAGTAAGCCTGCACCACGTTGTTGTGATGCGAACGACTTACTTCCTAGGTTGCCTGCTCTAGCAGCAAAACGATTGAGTTCTTCTTCAACTGCAACTCGCTGGGCTTCAATAGCCTTGGCATTCTTCTTAAGTGTTGACTCTTCAAGCAACGCTTGAGCATCAGACTTCTCAACATTTCCACCAGTACGCATCTCAAGTATCTTCTCGTATGATGGAAGTGACTGTGCGATAGTTGCATAACCAGCCTGTGCTTGAGCCTGCGTGACACCAAGACCTGCAAGTTCTGTTGCTGTAGCAAGTGATGTCTGGAGGTTCTGCTTAAGTGCTGCTCCACCAATCTCTGCTGCTGCTACCTTCTTCTGTAGGATTGGTAACTGAGTAGTTGGGTCTAGGATTGCAGCAAGGATGTCACCATCTGATACTGCAGAATAGAATGTTTGGAATGCTTTCTTGACCTCAGGCGTAGCCTGTAGTCGAGCATAGGCTAGGTTCATACGGTCTGTTACATCTACTGCATCCATACGATTACCAATAAGGGTTGCGTAGTAGTCACGATTGGCTAGTGATGTAGCACCATATGCTGTGAAAATCTTTTTATATTCATCTTCAGCCTTGAGGTAAGACGCATCATCGAGGGTAGGAAGTCCTGCTGCCTTCAACTTAGCATTGCCCGCAAAGCGCTTTAGATATTCAGTGTTAAAGCGGCTGTCATTCTTAAGGAGCATAAGAAGTTGCTCGCTTGAAATCTCTGGGTACTCGCCACGAATCTTAGCAATAGTTGCTGCTACACCATCTAGTCCATATGAGGTAAGTGTCTGTGCAAGGATTGCATCGCTTGCTGCATCGAATGCTGTTACTTCTTTTGTAACTGCACCATTCTTCTTATCTGCTACTCTATCAGTGCCATCTGGGTTATACATATCTTGACGATAACCATTGATAAACTGAATACCGTTCCTTACACCAGTGAATGGAACACCATTAAAGAAAGCCTGGTTTCCCTTTGATGTCCAACCAGCATTTGGGTCTGGGACATTCGCTCCAGTAATATAGTTTGGAACAACTGGAGTAGAGGTTGAAGTTGTAGTTACGCCAGGAACCCCTGCTCCTGTTATATAGTTAGGAGTCGTGGTTGCAGTATAACCAGCAGGAGCGCCACCAATGGTGACGGTAGGCTGCATAGTAGTTACTGGAGCATAGCCCGCAGGCGCTCCACCTATTGTGACTGTTGGTTGCAACTTAGATTTAGGTGCTGCTTTCTTTTGGGCAAGCATATCCGCATATGCGGAATCAGGTGCAATCGCCATATTACATTACTCCAAAGTTACGTAGGACAGTTCTTGTGTCATCAAGGACTACTGATTTGAAAGCAGGACTATTTAAGTAATCATCGCTCTTGAATTGAAGAGACTTGTAATCATTAGGACTCTTGATTGAACCATCAGGATTGGTAACATCTGTCATATCTTGTGTTCTAATCTGGTCCTCAGGAACACCACGAACCTGTGAGCGAATAGTGATGTATGGCTGTAGACGTGAGCGCACAGTCTGACCTGGCTTAAGACCTTCTGCTATCTTACCCCACTGCAATGTAGCGCCTCGATTGATGTCATCTTGGATAGTATCCCAAGCCTCAGGGCTACGGAATGACTTACCTGCTAGGTTGTATACAGTCTTATCGCTGACTGGAATACCGTTCTCTTCGTACTGTGCACGAATCTCACGGACTCTCTTACCTAGTTGACCTTCATCTAACTTACCTGCAGCACCTAAGTCACCAGTTAAAGCACCTGATGTGAGTGTAGCAAGACGCTTATTAGCCACAGATAGGATGATGTCATTGCGCTCTTGCGCTGTCATTCCACCCTTGACTGTCTTTTCTCTAGTATTGAGTGCAGTCTGGTAAGCCTTTACTTCTTCCTTGCTTGGCTTCTCATTAAACATATTAAGGAAGAAGTCATTAAGGTTAGATGCTGCTTCTCTAGTATCAGTAAGAACTGGACCAGTATCAGTAGGTGCATAGCCACCAGACTTGAGGTAGTTAGCAACCTTCTTATCCTTCTTGGCTAGGTCAAGTACAGCGTTAACGTCACCAATACCACGCTGTTCTCCGACTGCCATAAGTTTCTGTACAGCAGTGAAATCCTCAGGTGTAACCATTCCATCGTATGTTGGAGTGAAACCCTTAGGGTATAAACCAAGAGATGCCATACGCTTTTGGAAAGCAATACGTGCCTTAGGTGGAAGAAGTTTAATGTAAGACTGTTCGTATCCCTGCTTGTAGATGACACCTGTAATCGGCTCACCAGTTACAGGGTCCTGACCACGTGATACGCCAGTAATGATTCCCTTACCAGAAGTTGTGCCAGTTGAAGCAGCACCGCCTGCATTGGCTGCTGCTGCATCTAGTGCCTTTTGTGAGACAGTCCCAGAGGTACTTCCCTTTAGTTCACCATTATTGGTGCCTAGTACTGAACCACCCATTATTTACCTTCCAATTCATTTGCGAAGAATGCGTAGAACATCTTCTGGAAATCAGGATTATCTTTAACAATCCATTCAGCCTGCGCCGCAAGCCAGTCACGCTGGTCTTGCTCTGACTTTGCACCAGTGAATGTCTTCTTGCCCAGGTTATCTAGTGCTGTCTGACGTAGGTACATATAGTCACGTAGTGCAACTACTGATGGCAGGTCGATAAAGCGTTCATCTTGAATAAGAGTTTCTAGTTGCTTAACAATACGACCACGCTTATTAGGGTCGAACTCAGCAACAGGTCCACCACCCATAGCATCCTTAAGATACTGAACTGCTGCTCTGTAACCATCTTTGTCCAGTTCACCTGAATCAACCTTGGTCATAAGAGCATCACGAGTAGCGTAGTAGCGCTGGTTGTTTACCTTATTAAGAATCTGCTTAGGGTTTAACTTTGTCTTTGTATCGTGAATGAGGTTCCATTGGTACATCTCTGCAGAGATACCGCCACCTGGCATTACATATCCCCATACATCGCCATACTTAGATGCGACATCAGGGTTAGATACTACGAAATTGTATGAATCCCAGTTAGATGGTGCCTGTCCTGCACTTGCACTGATTAGTGCGAATGCCTGAGTTGGACCATACAAGTCAAGGAATTCGTGCCAAGACTTGTTGTAATCACCATCATTGTTCTGGAAGATGGTTTGGAAATCATTGTAAAGTGCAACCTGGAGAGTTGTATCTCCATCTTTATCCTTAGCAAGACCTTGCTGGAGTAGGGACATAGGTGATACAAGACCGACTATGCCACGCATAACAGATTCCCAGCGTGCAAATGTGTCAGTGTTCTGTACTAGACGAGCCTGGTCATCAGGGTCATCAAGGTTATAGTTACCACCTGATGCAAGGTAGTTCATAACTGGCTTGAAGTTAGAAGCATATGTTTGCTCCATACCAGTTACTCCACCGATAATCTTGTTCCAGTTACCAGGTAGAATCGCTGTCTGCAATCCACCACTGAAGTCTGCACGTCCGAATGGGAATAGCCACTTCTGGATACCCATTGGCATATTGTCGATAAAGTTATTATTAAATGTGCTGAGTGCGCTAACAGGTAGCGTTACTCCTGGACCAATACCTGGAAGCATTGTTCCTGAACCGAATGCGAAGTTAAACGACATTGGGTTTGCAGTAAATGCAATAGGTGCACCGTTGTAGTTAGCACCAGTTACCTTCTTTGCAATTGCAGCCATTGCTGTACCAGCAAATGGTACAAAGAACTGACGTTGCTTGCTATCAGGGTTAGTAAAGAAGAATCCCTGGTTAGGGTCATAGTAATCTTCAGCATCTGTCATAAGATAGATAGCAGAAGACTCTGGCTTCTGCGCCCATTCAAGAGACTTGACAGCCTTATATACCTGGATTGGGTTCTCCATACCAAGTTCAGCCCACTTGCTGATTGTATTCTCCCACGCTGCCGCGAACGGAGCAATCAAACGTAGTTGATGGAAGATAAGTCGCTTCTCGTGTGCGTTGTAGAATAGTTCCTTGACCTGCTTGCGAGCATAGTTATCTGCATATGCGTGTGCATCTTCGAGGGATAAGGGACCGTTACCATCTGCAGCCTTGAAAGCGTTCCATACTGGGTGCTTGCTACCCATTGTGCTACCAAAGTTAGGGTTAAGTGTAACCTTTATGCGATTACCAACTACCTCTGTAACGTGGAATGTGGTGTTGCGTGGAAGCAACCATTCGCTTTCTGCTTGACCGTTTCTGAGAAGTTCACCATTGACATCTGTTCTGAATCCAAGAGGGAAGATTCCCTTTGTTCCAGCAGGGTTGGTAACTTCGATGATGATTCCATCTTGACGAGCAAAGCGGCTTGCGATGTTTGGATTAAGGTCAGTTGATACGAATGTATTGTCTACAAATGTATCACCAGGCTTAAGGTTAGATAGTTTTGCTATCGCTTCCTTACCAGATACGCCACGATAGGTGATAATTGACTTATCGAGTTTAGGTGCTCGACTAATCAAAGCATCTATATCATCAATAATCTTGTTAGCCTGAGCGGTTTCCTTGGCTGTTGCCTTAAAATCACCACGTAACATACCGTTGACCAGGCTGTAATTGCCAGAACCATTTGTATAGTCTACAAGTGAATCTACTCTGTTGGCATATCCCTCAGCAGTAAAGCCTTTGGCTCTCTGGCTGTTAAGCATCTGCACAATTGAGTCTTTTCCAAGTACCTGTGCTGCTGCTTCTTCGCCAGAACGTCCAGCACGCTGCAATGGTGTCAAAGAACTCTGAGCAGTCTTAAGAAGTTGAGCCTTAGCGTCAGCATTAAGAGCCTTTGCTATCTTATTGATAGCATCCCAGTAAGCCTGACGGAACTCTGGACCGAATGTTGTATTCTTTTCGAATTCTGTAGCCTTGTCAAAGAACTGTTCTACCCAACCGAACTTATCTAACTTGCTTTCCTTGTAGACAAGGTTTCTTGATGGAACATTTACTCGTACATTGTCCCAATTGCCAGATGTCGAGAAGGTGTTTTCAAGTTCTTTAGCAAATTTCTCTTGTGCTTCGAGCAAAGCCTTCTTGCCAGCCTTAACCTGCTTGGAGTTGGTAATAGAATTTACCGCTCCATCTTCAGGTCGTGGAATTTTGAATTCCTGACCACCAACAGAAGTCTTGCCTTTTGCGACCATTTCCATAAGTGACTTATTGCCACCTGTTGTTTCGGTCAAACGTGCAAGGATTGAGATATCTTCGCCCTTTGGACTCTTGCCATCATAGAGATAAGCCTTGATTCCTTCAGGAGTCTTAATAAAGGCTCTGAATTCATTGGGTGCAGATTCAGCAAATGCGTCTAGGTCTCTGCGACCTGCGCCGTGTAGGAAGTAATCAACTACTGCGTCCTGACGGAAGCGTCCCTGGGCGAGAGCAGCCTTAACCTCAGGTGGGTCGAAGCCTGCAACTACACGTGAGAAGATATCTGAGTTGAGCATACGGAGTTGGTTAGCAATACCATCAAAGAATCGCTTTTCACCGAATGCTGCAGAGCCTACAGACTTAAACTGAAGGACTCTAAAGTTTCTATCGATACCACTAGAGACAGAGTTCATCATATCTACATATGAGTTCTTTGCTGAGTGGGCTAATGTTTCGTCAAGAATGTCTAGTGCGTCATCGCCAGTTGAGAATGCATCGTCAAAGATTGTGTGACGGTAGGTGTCGAACTGGTTGAGAATCTTGCGCCATCCTGGTCCGTCTTCACGACCAAGCCACATAGCGAAAGCCATACCTGGGTTAGTAAAGAATGAAATGTGACCAAGGGCAGCAACACGAATCTGCTCTTCGGCAATGTTACGGATGATATACGCTGGACGTACTAACTGGATATTCTTCCAGAACTTACCGATAAGTGCATCTGCGACTTCTTCTCCAGCCTTGATTGTCTTTACCTTGTTTAACTTTGATGTTAAACGTAGCAACTCTGACACAGGTGGGAAGTACACTGTTGAGTTAAGCAATTCTGAAGATAGGTGTGGTCCAGGAAGAACAACACTCTCACCCTTAAGGGTCATATATTCGAGTTTCGCATTACCTGCAACGTGACGCTTTGCCCAGTAAGATGACATTTCTTCAGCAGAATTCTCAAATGCTGTGGTGTATGACTTGAAAGCATCCTGCATATTTGGCGGAATCTTCTCCGCATACTGTGCAAAGACTGCCTTCATCAACTTAACTGATGCTGCGTAGCCAGCCACAGAGTGGCTTGCTGAGTTTGCAATCTCATCGATGATGTCATCGAGTGCTTGCTTGTTAAGTTTAGCGGCTACGCCGAAATCTTCTGCTGCACGTAGGAGTTCTTCTCTGTCGTGTACGTTTACAATAGAACCAGACTTAACTTTTGTCTGGTATCCACGCTTAAGTACAGGCTTTGCAATTGTAATAGGAGCCTTTGCTCCAGCAAGGAATCCCTCAAAGAGTGCAGCGACTTTACCGTGCTCACCAATACGAGACTGAACTCGTGCTCCAACACCCTGAAGAGTGCGAACGGCAGGTAAAGCAAACTTTGTACGCTCAGTAGCCTTGGCTCCAGCACGTGCAAGAATGCTTGGCTTAAGAACACCACCCTGGATGTCTGACTTAAGGAGATAAGGTGCTAGTGCATCTACAACATCATCCTGTGTCTTAGCATCAGCAAGTGCACGGGCTACATCGTGAGTGATGCGACCACCAGCCTTACGCCAAATCTGCTTCCAGTCTGTCATCTCAATGAGTTTGTCGACAGCAACTGTTCCGTGACCATTGGTCAAGAAGTCGGCGATAGCCTGATATGCAAATTCTGGACGCTCAAGTGTCTGGTTAATGTTAGCAAGACGCTGTACGTCAATCTCCCAAGCCTTACGCTTGTCCTTGAGGCTCAGTGTTGCATCAGCAAGTTTCTCTGAAAGAGTACGCTCTGCCTTCTTAGCCTTAAGCATATCCTTTGCACCACGTTCACGTGCTGCTTCCATAAGGCGCTGAGTACGTTCGCGCTCTGCAACCTGCTTAAGAGAGAACTTCTCTGCATCAGTTGCTTCTTTTACAAATGCTTTTGTCTTTTTCTCAAGTTCCTTGGCTGCAATAAGTGCATCTTGTGTAACAGGTGTCTCACCAACAAGTTGCTTTGCTCCATCAAGTTTCTCTTGTGTAGCCTTGATTGCTGCCTGAAGATTGTCGAGGTCATCGGCTGTGTACATTGGAACGCGTCCTGCTGCAACAGCATCAGAGATTTCATCCTTGATTTGCTGTAGTTGCTTTGTCTGCTTCTCAAGTGCAGATTCTGCACGAGCAACAATCTTAGGAGCCTTAACTGCTGCTTCAACAGCCTTACGGCTTTCTACTGCAGTGTTGTAGTCATCAACTAATTTTGCCTTTGCAGCAGCAATTTCATCAAGTCGAGCCTGTGCAACACGAACGCTAGTTGCTGCCTTAATAGCATCTTGGTTCTTGCCGACGCGAGCCTCGGCTGCTTCCTTTGCTGTGCGTGCTGCTGTTTCAATATCAAACTTCTTAAGTTCATCAGCCTGCTTGCGAACTGAGGCAGCAGTGGCAAGTGTCTGCTCTTCTACTTCTACAATCTTAGCAAGACGCGCTTCTGTCTCTGCAGCAGCCTTCATAGCCCCTGCGGTGCGCTGTTGTTCAGCAAGTTTCTTTAAGTTTCTGATGTCTTTTGCACGAGACAAACCTGGGTCAAAGATAAATGAGCCAGCAATATCTGCAGCAAGTGCGATGTTTGCTCCTGCTCGGCTCTCTGGATTACCTAGAGTAAAAATATTTGCGTAGGTATCGCCAAGAATTGTGCGTGGGCGGTAGCCAATTACCTTGCCATCAGAGTTGCGAATAGCAATCTTTGCTGCATTAAGTGATGCTTGACGAGCAGCGTGTCCAAGACCTGTCTCTTCGTTTGGGAAGAATCCTTCACCAATTTGAATGTCAGGAAACTTACCTTTTTTAGCATCAGCAATTGACTTAAGAATAATTTGACCAGCAACAGTTTGTTCTGCTGGACCAGGAATAGGCTTCTGAGATACTGGAGCAGATTCTACTCCGATACCTTTAGCAGATGCTGAGATACCAAAGTTCTGTGCAGCCTGCGTTAAACCTGCTGCACCTTGTCGGTAGCCAGCATTCATCCAGTTAAATGTTGAACCAAGTATTGTTGTTGCACCGCGTACTGCAGACTTAACACCTTGCCAGAGTTGTCCTCTTGCGGTGTCCTTGAAAGCCTGTGTTTCGCGCTCTGTTGCAATTTTCTTCTGGTCAGCAAGACGTTGCTCACGTGTTGCTGCATCAATGTTTGCAATGCTTGCGGCTACGCCAGACTTAGCGCTTACACCAAGTGCAGACAATGATTGAAGAACACCTGGAGACATAATGTTTCCTTGTGCATTCTTCTTAATCAATTCAGCCTGATAAGGATTTACTGACGCAGCAGCGGCATAGATTGCCTCAGCATCAATTTGAGCCTGGGTCAGTACACCAGTAAGTTTTTTCTGGTCTGCCACTACTGCACCATTTGCTGGTCTTCGAAGTCCATCGTTTCAACAATTGCACGAAGGTCTTCGTTGCGTGGATTCTGTGCATACATAGCACGAATAACTTGACGTGATGGGTCCTGTGATTGAGCAAGACCAACTGGAAGTGGATTAACTTCTGTGCCAGCACCCTCACCGAATGGCATACCGTATGTAATAGGACGGTCAGGATTATCTGAAGGTGCAGTAATTGGTGTTACTTCAGGAAGTGTAATGCCTGCAGTTCCTGCAGGAGTAGGTGATTGCTGTCCCATTGCAAGACCTGAGTTAGCAGCATCATTGACTGCTTTGTTCTGGCTATATGCAAAGCCTGTGTAGTTGATGTTTGGAACACCGTCGGCAGAACCATTGCCACCATTACCAGAAACACCGAAGTTATTCTGTGGTGCGTTAACTTGGTATCCGCCACGTGGGTCTTGAGGTGCAGTAGTCACGGTGCCTCCTACTTAGAATGTTTGAATTGTGATTTAGATATATACGGACCAGCGGTGAACGCTGTAAGTGTTGCAGCAATCTCCATTGCCTCATAAGCATCTGCACCTGCGTGCATCGCTCCGATAGCAAAGGGTGCTCCTGAGCCAGCAGCGTAAACGCCGCTAGTGTTTTTACTTACTGCTAGTTCATCATCAATGTCAAATATCTCACCACAAACTGCTATGAGAAATTGAAATCTTTGTTCTGTCTTTGGTTCATCAAAGTTGAAACCATTTGATGATAGACACCTACGGAGTGAAGGCATAGCCTTCGATACCATAAAGTGAAATAAATCTTTCTTATCAGCCTTGCTAGGAACTGGTGGTTCCCAAATATGCTGTGCTACATCGCAAGGTAGAACCTCACCTGAGCCTGCAATCAGATAACCATTGCGTTCTGAAATCTTCTTGACGTTAGCGTGAGAATAAATGTAACCCACTGAGTCAGTGGTGCGGCTGTCAGCCACAAGAACACAACTATCGTCGTATTCGATACCAATCAGTGTTGTCATTGTCCCCTACTTTGTTATCTCTTTGTTGTTGTTGAAACTCTCGCTGAACCCTTACCACTTGAGGTAAGTGCTGAAATAAGTGTTTGCATATCTGGTCGTGCTTCGATAGTAGGTGCTGCGCCCTCTGGAGCCATACCTTCAGGTGGAAGAGCGCCTCCTGCTGGAGCAGCGGCGGGAGCAGGGGACGGTTGCTCAACCATAGGTGCTTCCCCAGCAGGAGGAACTTGTTGCTGCGGAGCAAAGGTTGCTTCAATCGCATCCTCAAGCGCCTGTCCCTTTTGGCGTGCTTTGATAACCGCAGCAATTTTACGAACTACCTCTGAGGCATCTCCGCCAGATGCAGCCATTTGTGGGATGGCTTGTGTGTAGGCAGTAATGGAACCAAGAAGAGAATCTCTCATCTTCTCAATTTCAATCTTTTCTAATTCCTGTGTGACGTTAACTGTGAATGGAAGTTCACGCATAGCCATATCCTTAGAGATAAGACCGCCACCAAGTGCCTGTAGCATAAAGATAAGACCCTGTGCAGGGTTAAGACCAGCGAGCATTCCGTAACGAACATCGGCTGAGTAATCAGACTTGATGTCCTTAGTAGGCTTGTATGTGATTTCGTATGGGGAACCAGCGTCAACACCACGAATGGTCTTTTCGTCTGGGAAGATTCGCTCATCAACTTCAAAGCAAACGCTGATTACGTCACGAAGTGCCGCAGCGAAGATTGCTTGTGCTGATTTAACCTGGGTGTCAAATGCACCCATAAGTGCCTGTACGCCTTGTCCAGTGACAATAGAGGCATCGATGTTTCCTGTACGTCCTTCAGGATAACGTGCACCTACTCGTAGTTCTTGGTTGAGTAGTTGCTGCTCAGTAAATGCGCCTTGTGGAAGATTGAGGTCCACACGACGAACGCCTGCTGGGTTGGCTGTACGGATAACCGCATCTCCACCCAACTGTAGTTCCTGTACATCCTGTGGAAGAACGATAGGAGCCTGAACGCTCTTCTCTGCTGCTTCCATTGCAAGCAACGCAAAGCGGTTGCGTAGCAACTGGATACCAAGAACATCATCAAATTGTCCACGTAGTTCACCATCGATAGATGGCTTACGTGCAATGACAACCATCATCTTACCGATAGGATTCATCGCACGAGAAAGAACTAGGTTGTCCTTTGATGGGATATAGATAACTGACTGGTCTTTGTCGTAGTAGCGAATTAACTCAACCTGAGCATTCAAGTCCTGCTTGTAACCCATAGGTCCAAGGAGCATTGAATCGTATTCAGGGAACTGAGTAACGAGTTCGCCTAGTGTCATCATATATCGTTTTGCAAATGCAACACAGCGTCCGTAGCGGTCAAACTCTGGGTAAGCCCCCACTGGGTTTTCTACGCGGATGCGAGGCAGTTTGCTTTCTTCGTCTAATTCAATAATGAAAGGGACGAAACCAAATGTGATGTACCAGTCAGCGCCTGAGTACATCTGTACAGCCAAATCAGAATGCTGGAAGTAGTTAGCAGCAATACGTGTGCGCTTATCAGCAAAGTTACGTGCACGGTCATTGACCGCATTGGCTGCAGAGCAGTTAACTGCTGGAAGCGGAGCCATTACTTCTGAAAGGTCACGAGCAACAATGTCGATAAAGTTTGCGACTACGTTTGCATCTACGCCATCTGGAAAGAAGTCTGGATAAACTTCTGAAATCTTACCCTTACGGACAGCAAGTACGTCAAGGTTGCGAGCATCGCGCTCGTGGTTGCGGTAGCGCAGCGATTGAACGCGGGCTGCAACCTGCTCCATTGATAATGCCATTGGTTTCCTATCCGTAAGTTTGTGCCCATTGCTCTGCAAAGGCTTCGTCTAAATTCAGTGAACCACGATTGGACATCTGTGCCCTCGTTGCCCATCGGTTGGTTTGGTACTGTCCCACTCTGGATGACTGTTGCATCAACTCACGGATGCGAATAATCGCAAACCATAAAGCCATAACGCAGTCGGTAGGGTTCTTGGTGTCAGGCTTCCAGGTAATCAACTCTTGAACCAAAGTCTTAAGACCTTCAGAGCCTTCGTTAGAAGGCAGTTCGATGATGTTGTTATCTTGGAATCGTCCATCACGTGCATTGCCAAAAAGCATTGCCATAGATGCCACACCAAAAGATGTGTCCCACTTGTTCTTACCAGTGAAGTGTGAGTTCAACTGGCACCCATACTGGGCTAGAAAGTTTCTTAGATTCTCATCCAAGGCGTAAGCCTTCTGGTGAGCGTTGATTTCAATTCTGACTTCTTGTGGTCGGTACTTCTCGACCCAATCCTCAATCAGATTCTGAATCTTTGCTGGTGTTGGCTCAGTCATATTGACTGCATCAAGAACATAAATCTTGCCATCGGCTCGATTGTATGTACAGATGACAGCACCTGTAGCACCTGCCATAGCAGGGTCAAGACCCATAACTGTATAGGTTGACTCTAAATGCTTTGGATGTCCAGGCACTCCTGCCTTTAGCGGTCCGCGCTTTCGCATTCCGTTGACGGAACCTTGCACACACAAAGGTGAGAAGATGCTGTCTTCTTGGACGTCTTCTTGCTGGTAGACCATAGCCCAGACAGAGGGCGCGACTTCAGAGCGACGCGTAAAGAGAGAAGGTCCGTCCCACTTGGGAAAAAGTCCGTTCTCATCAGGTTCGTCCAATTCGTTTTCTTGCTGGTCTGATTTAGCCCAGAGTGTTTTCCAGTTCTTGGGGTTCTCATCAAACTCAAGGACTGCAGGCATTGCCGCGTAGGTGAAGGGTGACTTGCCACCGCTCCACTGTCCTGGGTCACGTAGCATCTTGTAGAGGTCTACAGGGGCTACTCTGGTTCCGACGATAATTAACTTACCGTGTCGACCAAGACGGGTGATAACTTCTTTCTGAAGCCAGTCCATCTGTTTTTCCCACTCGTGAGCATTGCTACCCATAACTGCGTCATCGACGATAATCAAGTCAGCACGAGCACCGTAAATCTGGGAACCGATACCGAGGGCTTGGACCGTTGGGTCCTTCTCGCCTGAATCTCGACCAGTACCTAGGTAAATCATATCTGCCTGCCACTGGGTGGCATCTGCCTTGTATCCACCATTAGGTCCAAAGGCAACCTGTAGTTTGGTGTAGGCAGGGTGTGAAAGTCTTGTCTTAATCGCACCAAGGAACTTACGAGCCATACCCTGAGTCTTAGAGACGATAATGACTCTAGTGTTCGGGTTGGTTACAATTCGGTAGACCACGTAGTTGGTCGTGATGACCGTAGACTTGGCGTGCTCAGGTGGGACGTTAATCAGAATTCTGTTAAGGGCTGCCTGCTCGTAGGTCATAGCAGGATGTAGCCACCTAGGTTCCCGTCCCTCAATCATATCGTACCAGTTGAGGTGGTGGGGGAAAAGTTTGGTATCTAGGAACTGCTCACAGAAGTCAGGGAACTCGATGTCCTTAAGTTCCTTGAGGTCAGCCTTGATGCCCTTACCTTCCAGGCGGGCTTTCTCAGAGCGTTCCTTAAAGTCAGGGTCCTGCATCACCCACTGGCGGAAGGTTGTATCGTTACGGTTGACCGTAGCCATAGCCCCAGTAATGGTGTTACCCTGGGCTAGTTGGATAAGTACCCGCTCCTGGGCTTCCTTCTTGGAGATGTCCTGCTTTCCAGCCTTACGTCCCATTAAGAGTCCCCAACCTGTGCCCCTCTGGGGCAGCAATATAACACCAATCACGCCTATAAAATAACGGCATAACTCTGGCGCATTCCTACGAAGTAGGTTCGATATTTATATATTATATCGAACGAAGCGTAGCCCTAGCGAAGCGAGTTCGCTAGAACTTTATAAGTTCTTGCTATATAAGATAACCCGTTGGAAACGGGTAAACCGAACACTCTGTATATAAATATTTTATATAAGGGGGGCTAATATATATAAAAGCCCTGGTCAGCCTGGGCTTATAACAGAAAAATTTAGGGTAAGACATATATATACACCTTACCTAATCTTAATACACCTAGGGTCAAAACATTCCTGACCCATAGTATTGTCGACATATCGACACTGACTTGTCTCTGTAGTTGTCTCACTATACGAGACCCTGTCTCGGTTCTTATTACTTAACATAATAAATTAAAAATGGAACTTGATAATCTTTTGCAGGAATTTGCAGGACTGTACTATCCCCTCCGTTACCCTCCAGTAACTTACGGGGCTAGGTATAAGTTACTCAAAATGAAATCGGGTAACATAGCGGGGAAGTTCAAATGTCGACAAATCGACAGAGTGCACCGATTCGAACATATGTTCGTGTGATGTAAATCACAGAAGAAATAGGGGGTTAGGGGTTGACAAGCGAAAAGCACGCCTGTAGTGTTTGCCTTGTAAGTTAAACCACATCGACAGGAGGAAAGTAGATGGACAAGGTACTTAAAAAAGAATACCGCCAGCAAATAGACCTAGCGAAAAAGTTGGTCAAGGGAATTGAAGTAGTCATCGAAGAAGGCGAACATCAAGACCTAGCGAAGACAGTCAAGGCAACTCAATTGCTCAAGACTGTATCGGATAACATCGCTTATCTTGCTCGCCGAATGGAAGCCTATAAGTAGTGAGATAACTCACACAGTAACCCCCTTGTCAACACGGGCAAGGGGTGGCAAGGTAAGACCAACAACTACAGGAGGATAGAAAATGGACTACGAAATCGAACGCCAAATGAGGGAAGAATTTACCCTTGAAATCGAAAATGGAAACACAACTTTAGAAGATATCCGCGACAATTCGGGCGAGTGGATAGACGGCTACCTACCCGTTTACTACAACCGAATTGTAGAAGAGTGGCAGAAAATGCCCGCAAGTTATAACGACAGAGGGCGGGCAGAACTAGGGGCAAATGAGGACTTTACTATCTACAACCTTATGAGCCTGGACCTATACCTTTACTATAGCGATATCTTCGAGCAAGTAATCACAGAACTAGAGCAGGAGTTAGGCGAATGACATTTACCCGCGAAGACTTAGACCTAATCAAATCCGCCTTACAGTACGACACGCAGGGCAAATGGGGAGACGGAAGACAAGAAAAGATTGACCAACTACTGAAGAAAATAAAGGAGGGCAAGCGATGAAGTGTGCAGACTGTGGCGCAGATGTAGGAAAGTACGAGATGTTTCCAGGGGATAGATGCCTATCCTGCCACGCTATCGAATTCGATAAGCATCCGATGCCTACGGCGCAGGAGATTCGCCAGATGTGGGGGATGTGACCTATCTCACAGCAGAATCTATTGACACGCGTTAGCACCTTAGGCAACACTTAAACCAACAACAACTAGACAGGAGAAATCTAGAATGACCGCATTTGAATATCGAAAGACCCTTACAGACCGCCAGGCTAAGGCGTTTACCGAATTGCTAGAGAACGCGCTACGCGCTAGCGGTTGGTATACCAAAAATGGCGAGGCGCATCAAGCGGGGATGAATCTCTACTACGAGGGGCGCGAACGCCATAAGGCAGAATACGAAGAGGCAGAACAGCGATACGCACAAGCGCAGGAGAAGATTCGAGAATTGCAGGAACAGATTCGCAAGATATCGAACGAGGCTACCGAGCAACTAGAGGCAGACCGCAACGCTATCGGGCTTATTATTCAAGAGGAGAACCGAGAAGAAAACGAACGCATCAAGGCAGAACGCGGTGATGCTAAGGGTGAACGCGAGATAATCGAGCAGATTATTATCGCACAATATCAAGCACGACTAGACAAGAAAACACGCAAGGAGGTAGCGTAATGAAACAAATGAACCAACGAGACGCGATTCACTACATCGCAACGGCTCAAGAATTCAAGGCGTCTGCCCTTATGGGTACGACGGCACACATCGGGGCGGGTAGGCTTGATGATGAAGAGACCGCCCGCTATAACGAGGCGGTGAGTAAGGGCATAGACTATATCGTTTACTCTTACAACACCCCGATTGCGTGGCACGGATTAGACGGATGGTATGTAGTCGAGCAGAAGTTCAGCGTCACTACTAGCAAGCATCAGAACTATGTCCGTCGCGCTATCGCAGAGGCAGAGGTGCTTGTATGAAACTCAACAAGCGAGGCAAGCGAGTGCGTGCTTTCTTTATCCTGGCAGGTATCGCCCTCTTTATCTGGTGGATGGTGACAGGATTCTGGTGGACAGAGGATGGACTATGTATCGGGACGATGACAGAGTGCCTAGCGGGTGGACTATGAGTACAGTCTATGCACCTTGCGATGACTGCGATACAGTCACAACGATAACGATTGAACCATACGGGGCAGGCAAGATGGCAACGATTGATTGTACAGAGTGCGGGCTTTCATATGATACGAATCTGGAGGGTGACGAATGATTATCTGCGGTGACCATCTTGTAGATGTTAAAGATTGTGGGTGCTTGAGATGATGGTATTGACATTGGCATCGCTACCCATTATCGTATTATGTATCTTAGGAATCATCCTAAGTGGACAACCAATAGACGGAGGAGAAAATAAATGAATGAAGAGGAGACCGAGCAAGTCAACTGGACTGTGCTTATAGACCTAGCCACACAACTGGCAGAGTTGTCAGTTACTAACGAGAAGGGTGAAGAGATTGTCCGAACCAATGTATCTACAAGGTGACACGATAGCCCTAGGAAGTACCAACTATGGCGCACAGGATATGGAGTGCGGTGACTGCGGTGCTATCACAGAGGGCGTCGAAACCGAGGAGGAATTCTCTCACGGGGTAACGACTTGGTTTGCAGAGTGGACTTGTTGGAAGTGCAACGAGTATCACTCTTCGGATGGGTGGTACTAATGAATCAGTATCGAGTATCGTATAAGGTAGAAGGCGTACGCATTATGAATGTGTGGTTGCCTGACGGAGTAGTACCACCTAAAGAGTTCCACCTATGGGACTACCCACAACAGGACGAATGGTTGTATCAACATCAAGCACACAGCAACGTGCACCTTGAAGATATCCACCACGCAGAGGCAGAGTCAGTACTCAAGGTCACTCATCTCAAGGCAGTATGAAACTAATCAGAGATGCAGGTTTACTTTACATAATATTATTCTTCGGGGGTGGTGGCACACTCATCTTCCCCTACCTATTAGCAGTTATAGTTCTCTATCTGACAGGAGTTATCGGATGATTGACCCAGCATACTTACCACCTGAGTGGATGAAGTCAGCGTTATGTGCACAAGTAGATACGGAAATCTTTTACCCTGAACGTGGTGACTCAGCATCAGCAGATGCAGCAAGAAGAATCTGTTCACTCTGTGACGTGAAGAATCAGTGCCTAGAGTATGCGCTAGATAATGCAGAACGCTACGGCATATGGGGTGGCACGAATGAACGTGACCGCAGACCTATGTTCAAGGCTAGGGGTATAGCGTGCTAAAGGATAGGAGTTGGCACGCAGAGGGGCTATGTAGTGGGCACGAAGACCCCGACCTATGGCACTACAACAACTCAACCAAGCCTGAGATTAAAGAGGAACAGGTACATCGTAGCGTACGTGCTATACAAATCTGTGCAGATTGTCCAGTCAAATGGGAGTGCTTACAGCAGGGGATTGAACCTGAGAATCTACTGTGGAGTATCGATGGGCACGGGTCTATATGGGGTGGCAGGCTTACATCTGAGCGTGCATTGATGGCTGGCTACCCTGCCTCTCACAGTATGATTGAGAAGGAACAGCGACACGCAAGGAATGTTAAGCGAAACCTTGGTAGAATTGTCAGATGAAAAAGCGAATGATAATCCTGATACTTCTCTTCATCTTTGCGTGGACTTTCCCGCTCACTCACGAGGTAGAGGTCAAGGTTAATATCGGCAAGCACTTACCTAAGCAGGAAGTGCAGACCAAGGCTACGCCTAAGGAGAAGTATCAGAACAAGGTGATGGCTATGCGCTACGCCAAGGCTGGCTGGAACTGGGACAAGAGACAGCGAGCCTGTATCTATACACTCTTTATGCAGGAGAGCAGGTTCGACCATTTAGCAGACAACCCTAGGTCAACAGCCTTTGGTATTGGGCAGGTACTCAAGGAGACAAGCAAGCACCCTGATATACAGATACTCAACGCGTATAAATATATCGACCACCGCTATGACACCCCGTGTCGTGCCCTTAATCATCACAACCGCAAGAACTGGTACTGATGTTTGACCTATACAACCTAGAGAATCCAACGATGGCGTGTATCTGTGGTTGTTTGATGTTCGAGATTACTGTAATGTGGGACAGCGAGACAAGAGAGGTAGGTTGGTATGACCTGCGACAAAGGTGCAAAGAATGTGGAGCAGAATCAACTGCCCCTACCCCGATTGACGAAGGAGTCTGATGCCTAAGTATGATTACAAGTGTGATACCTGCGGTGGCACACAAGAGATTGACAGAAGTTTTGGTGACAACACTGAACCTATTTGTTGCCAAGCAACAATGAGTAGAGTATGGTCAGCACCAGCAGTCAAGTTTAATGGCTCTGGTTTCTATAGCACAGGAGGATAGTATGAATACAGTACAAAGTTGGAAAGAGATTGTCGAACTACATCACGCAGAGTTAATCAAGGATTACCCTGAAGTATTATGGGTTGACCCAGGTGAAGTTGACTACGATAGCAAGGAAGAGTAATGACTCACGAAGAATTGCTGGCAAGAGTTCAGTACAATCAGGGCTATCAAATGGGTCTTGATGGATATAAAATCTGCTCTGCTCTTCGTGTAATAGTAGAGTTACATCACGAACATACCTCTGGTTCAGGTGATGTCTATTGCTACAACTGCCAACAGAAGTACCCTTGCTTTACTATTCAGGCTATTGAAAAGGAGTTAAAATGACGCACTATGAATTGCTAGAAAAGATAGAGACTTTACACGCTCAAGGTTCTAACCCTGGTACACGAACTAATCCAACATACGATTCTATGTACGCATTTGAGAATGCACTAAAGGCGGTAGTAGAATTACATCGACGCCTTGAAAGACCCAAGTGGTTGCCAATAGAATTCCAGGGTTACAGTTGCAACATATGTCCTGGTAATTATCCTTGCAAAACTATTCAGACGATTGAGTCTGCTCTTCAGTAGCCTCATTGTCTTCATCCTTGTAAGGCTTGAAGCCACCAATCTTATGGATTAGTTTCTTGATGGCACGCTTGTTACGCATACGAGCAGTGTCTTCACTGCCTAGTTCCATCTCTGTAGCAATAGCACCAAAGTCCATTGATTCTGCATAGCGTAGGAACAATAACTTCCTATCGTCTTTGCTTAACTTCCAGAATCCAAAGTCAACTTCAATCATCATAGCCATTAGATTGCCACCCTCATTAGGTGCACTAGGGCGTCCTGGTCTACCGAGATTTAGTTGTGCTGTTATGTTGAAATCACCACGCAAGACAGAGGGCAACAGTGCCTCAACCATATCGGCTTCATAGTAGAACAGGTCAGAGGTTTCATACCCTCCTGACTTAGCCTTCCAGTGCTGGCAATAATCTAATGCTTGATTGCGTAGGCTACGATAGATTAAGTTCTTCGCATCCTTCTCACCGATTGCTTCCCACTCATTAAGTTTATTGGGATGTTCAATGAACCACTGATACAAAGATTGTCTGATGTCATCTATATCTATCTCAAACTTACGATGATACTCAGAGGCAACGGAATCAACTACATAATCCCAGTGCTCGATGCGCTCCCACTCAATCATACTATCTTGAATCCTTTGTCAACAGGAATAAACCCAACCATCTTCATCTTGTTATTCTTGTTAGCAAACTCAGTGGTAGATGGTAACCACTTCTCTGCCCACGATATGATGATGAGGTCGAGCAATGGGAATGCCCAGATACCCTCGGGTGTGGAGTTGATATACCAAGGAGCAAGCCCTAACTTAGCAGACTCTTCGAGAAGGAAGTCATACTTCATCTTCTCAATCAGTAGTTCAGGGTAGTGCGTGCGTCTGCACTTAAGTTCTATAAATAGTTTAGCGTCTTCTGATATACAGTCGAAGCCATCGTATACTTCGGGGGAGTGAACGAGGTCGGGGAACTTCTCTGCCTTTAGCCAGTCAAAGAGTTCTTGCTCTTTCATTTATCCCACTTTCCTCGCAATACTAACAGCGCAATTATACCATAGTTTGCTAGGTCTTTGAAGGAATCCTCAAGTGGTTCGTGGAATGGCTTGTCACCTGATGAGGTAAGGTTATTGATACGTGCCATCTTGTCGTGCATACGTACACGTAGCCCATTGATAGGACCACCTGGTGAGTCAGAGATATTCTTTGGTCCGTAGTCACGGTGCTTACTCAGTAGCAAGTCACCGAGTTCCCTCATTGTGTCCCAGACTGCCTGTTCAAAATCGGAATTGCCAACGTCACGTTTAGGTGATTTCCCTCCACCGTGTAACTCTTCACGCTCATCCCTAGTCCTGCCAAGTGGGTTATAATCTGCCATATCTCTTCACGCTCCGCCTTCTCCATCGTTATCCTTTGATAGTAACTTCTCAATGTTAGCATCTAAGTCCTGCATAGCAGACTTGACTACCATATCTTCAACCAATTCATCAATCATATCGAATCCCATCTCCGCTGCAAAGAGCGTGACATAGGTAGATTGAGTCATCAACTTAATCTGTTCTGGTTCTTCTGCGTGATGATATAAGAATCTAAGTAGTGACCCCAATAGTAACTGCATCCCATTAGGTAGCAAGTAGTACGGGTCGAAGTCCTCATCATCTTCCAGTGTGTGGTCAATCAGTTCGAATGAGTTCTCGAACTGTGTGTCACACTCGTGGCAGTATGATTCAGGTGGTTCGTTGGGGTCAAAGTCCAAGTTTAGATATCCATCTTCTCGTGAAAGTATCCTGCTCCTGCTTGCACATACATCGAATTAACATCTTCTCCTTCGGGGAGTTGAACGATAGTAACTGGAAGTTCGCGGGCAAGACTGCGGGCGAACTCTGTTCCTGGTTGGTCACCATCAGCGAAGACGAATACTCTTTCAAAGTCTGCAAGCAATCGTGTGTAGTGTCTCTTCCAGGAGTTCGCTCCAGGTACACCAATGCAAGGAATGCCAACGCAGAAACTGAGAGTAATAGTATCCAGTTCACCTTCACACACCCCTATAAAATCTCCTGCTTGTTCAACATCAAGCACGTTGTACATTCTAGTTTCAGCACCAGTCATACCCATATACTTAGGTTCGACTGCGGGGTTCAGGCTTCTGAATCGTAAGTCTACTACACCTGTCTTGGTTATGTAAGGTATAGCAAGACGTCCAGCGTATTGTTCGTGTCCAACTTCAGGTTCCGAGACTACGCCTAATGATGCCAGACGTGCTACTTCCTGACTGATTCCTCTGCTTGCTAGGTAATCTGATGCCAGATGAATACTTTCCGCGTACTTCTTGGTGGCTTTGCCCAGTAATTCCTTCTGCAAATGTCCTTGCTTCATTGATATTTATTCCCTCCTGTTGCGCGATTATTTGTAGGCTATTGCCCTGAACGCCACAGGCAAAGCATATAAAGATATTCTTATCAAGGTTGGCTGTACCTGATTGGTGCGTATCTGAATGGAACGGGCACTTAAGATTGACTTGCCCGTGCCCTTGTCGTAGGTTCGCACCATAATGGCGGAGGACATCTGCAATGTTCGGCAAGTCATTATCTATCCTTGTCACCATTACCTGTCTTCTCCTTTACCCACTGCTCTAGGTCTTGCACAACCCAGGACTTATCTATGCCTGCGTTACGACGTTTGACTATGACATAGTGCAACGGAACTTCTGGTAAGTTACGTGCCTTTGCATAGTTCACTGCTTCTACTTGTGCTTCTCGCCAGAACTGTGGCAAGTCTATCTTCTTTACATTCTTAAGTTCAAGGATGTAATTCTTTCCTGCGATGGTGGCAACTAAGTCACCCTCATCCTTTGCACCAGCCTTAGTGAGACGCTCAACCAGCACACCGATTTGTTCACGTAACCATTTCATTGTGCCAGTCTCATAGCCTGAGCCTTTGCGTCCGTTGGGGTTAGCCATTAACTTGCGCTCTTATCCTTACGCAAGATGCGCTGTGCCCACGATAGACCAGCGTTGAGACCATCAGTCCACTCATCAGTGATGGGAACCTTTGCTGCTTCAATCTTCTGAATCAACTTCTCAGTCTCTTCTTTAATCTTTAGTACTACAAGAGCGCGAGTCTCCTGTGTTACATCGTCTTCTTCTTCTCTAATCATATCTATCCATTCTCTGGTATGTCTTCGACATACATATACTCAGGGTTAAATGATAGCCAACAAGTTAGGTTAGCGTTAGCATCGGCACGCCCGTATCTGTTCTTCACTGGAGCAATAGCCATAGAAGTACCAACGATACCAAGAGTACAGATAAGAGCGGGGAGTTGAGCCACCTTCCCCTGTAGTGCTGAACGTGGTTGGCAAGGGTTACCAAGTACACCTTCAGAAGTATGATGAAGAATAATAATCCCAGCGTTAGTTGCACGAGCAAGATATTTCAACTCCTTCATAATTGCACGCATTGAAGCGAACTCTTCACCACCATCTGTTGCTATATCCATTAGGTTATCTACGAAGATAGCCTCAGGTGGTACACCCCAGAGTTCCTCAAAGGCTTCTACTTCTTCGAGGATATCTTGTAGTGTTGGTGAAGATTCAAATGACCAGACAATATGGCTTGCTCTATGGAGCACAGCCTTAGTCCAACCAGTATCGGTATTCATTAGATGCTCAACGTCTGTCTGATTCTTACCGCTAATCATTGACGCTAGGCGCATAGCCATAGTGTGTGCGTTCGTATCTGCAGAAATGTACAGAGTGGGAACGTGCATACGGAGGGCTAAAGCCAGTGCCAGAGTGGACTTTCCGACCCCTGGTACACCTGCAAGCATAGAGACTTCTGCTCTACGAAATATAATTTTGTTGTTATCAAATGTTTTAAAGCAACTTGGTAGCGGTTCGCCACCTATGTCGGAACGTCCGACACTTCTTACTAAAGTTCTCATTGACTTCTCCTGTCATTAAAGTTAGAAGTAGGGCAATCACCTTCCCCGTCTGACTACCCTACTTCTAATTCTTATTTAGTTAACTGGCTTACACTGGTCAGGAGTTCCCTGTGGTGTCGGGCAAGCCCAGAAAGCGTAAGGCTTCCCAGTTGTTTTGCTCGTTCCCTGTCGGAAGATTCTCGCGCCGTGTACGCACGTTGGTGTTGTTGGCTGCGCCGATGCGGGCGGTGGGGTTTGCATTGGTGCCCCACCGAACGGATTGCCCGCCTGGGTTGGAGTTGAGAATCCAGATGGCGTTGTGTCTGCTGTGGAATTCTGCGTCGATAAAGGGAGCACAGTGTAAGCACCTGCTACCTTCTTAGATACTGCTGCAATCTGTGTAGAGTAATCGCTTACTCCTTCGAGCAATACACTGAGTTCATCAGCAGTGTTTGCACGAACGTTAATCAAATCACCGTTAGGTGACTTCATAGAAACTTGTAGTTTCCAGTCTTCATTAGCCATTTATTTATCCTTCTTTGCGAATTGGCAGTGTTCTTTTAAGCCACAGAAACTGCACGATTGTAGGTTCGGTAGAAATATACCAGCCTTGCGTGCTTTGTCAAAGCCATCAACAAAGTATTCAAGTGTGTCTAGCGTATATCTACTTAGGTCAATCATTTCTCCTGTCCCCGATTCACGAGACATCCAGTAGTTTCCTAGATTGACTGGAACTCCTATCATCTGTTCGACTCCTACTTTGTAGAAGCCTAACTGAAGGTCGGAGGTAGGGCGTGAGCGTGAAGTCTTAAGGTCGACAATCACAAGTTGTCCGTTAACCTCAAAGATTCTGTCAATGAACATCTTCACTGGCACGCCTGCGATGACTGGGTTCAACTCCAACTCGATGGCACGTACACCTTGCGGAGTTGTCCAAATTTTCCAGTCAGGATTATTCTGTCTCCACTTGATGTAGTTGTCTACCCAAACAGAGCCATTGATATTCCACCAGTTAGCATCTTCCTTGTTAGGATTAGCCTTGGTAGACTTGCCCGCCACTCTTGCAGTGGCAAGATTAATTCCTTCAGTTTCCTTGCGCCAGGCTTTCGCCCACAGTTCATTCGTTGTCGTAATCATACAACTCCGTTGCGTAGTGGAAAGCACGTCCTCCTGCTGACCAGATGGATGGTTCCTCTGGAACCTGAAGTAGTCGACCTAAGTAGTACTGATAACCACAGGTCAGATATGTTGTGAACGCTGAGTAACTGATGTGCTCAGGTAAAGTATAATCGTCTAACTTAATCATCGAGGAAGTCCACGAGATAGTCAACCTCTTCACGTAGTTCACGAACTGATTCCTCTAGTTCGTGCAGTGAGAATGTCAGTTCGGCTAGTAGCCAAGCGATATCGTCGTGTTCTTCTTCGTGCTTCTTAAATGGATTCCACATAATTGCTCCTGTCGTAGTTGTTTAGATAGACCCCCTGAGAGGACAGGAGGTGACTCAATCAGGGGACCTATCTAATCCTTCATTCGTCCAAACTATTAATATATAATATATATATTATATAGGCGCCTTAGCGCCTTATATAGTATTTATTATTTATTAATAATTTAATTATACACATACCCTGACCCTGAGTCAAGCATTCGACACGCCGATGAAATGACAAAAAGACCCCCAAGCCATAGGTTTCCCTATGACCTGAGGGTCAAAGTGTCTCTATCGCCCTGCTAGGGGCGTATATGAGGGTGTTTTAGAACTACTTCTTGCGACCAAACTCTGGTGAGTTGGTGTCCAAAGCCTTGAGGACTGGACCGACGAAGCCTGCTACGAATGCCATAGCCAACTTCTTAGGGTCGTGCTCTCCTGCCATATACAGTGCTGATACAGCAGTCGCTGCAGCACGGAAGTATGACAGTCCGATTTGCTTTAGTTTTTCTGTGTCGAACATATGTTCTCCTTATGACTTGAAGACGGGCTTACCGAATCCCACGATGTACACAGGTAGTGACTTCTTGAGGGCAGGTCCGTTCTTTGCTTTGTATGCACGCTTCTTCAGGCAGACTTGCCCTCCGTTGCGCTGGTCACCCTTTTTATCAGGTGCTGTATTGCCTTCGATAGTAATTACAGTTCCGTCTCCGTTGTCTCTAACCACGATTCCAACGTGGCTAATGCGGTCAATACCATCGTTGGGAAAATCAAAGAAAACAATATCCCCAGGTAGTGGAGTCGCTTCATCTACTTTCTCCCATTGGTTCTTTTTGATGAAGGCTTGGGCGCCAGCAAGTGTGCCAACCACGTTAGGAATCTTAAGCCCAACTTCGTTCGCGCACCACATAACAAACGAACCACACCAAGGTAGGAAGTTTGCTTTAGTGAACGCACCGTACTTAGTCTCATTGTCCTTTGGTCCTTCGATTACCCCGATTTCTGCACGGGCTACTTTGATAAAGTCATTACGCTGACCCATATTATTCACTCGCCTTCTTGTCAACCTTTGCAAAGGCTGCATTGATTTCTTCTGCCGATAGGTTGCCATCTGCTAGGAAGAAGCGGGCTAGTGCTTCTAGTACTCGTGCTGCACCAAGTGCACCTGCAAGTACTGCTGCCTGCCACACCTCGATACCGACCAATGAGCCAGCACCGATAACACCCAGTGCTTCGGCTGCAATGACTGCGAGTATTCGCATCATTACGTTCTTAAATGTATCCATTATTCATCGTCCTTTAGGTTGCGTAGATTAAGCGTGACTGTCCAGAGGACTAGACATCCCACGATTGCATAACCAACAACTGTCTTGGCAGAACCTTCAAGGACTACCCAAGCGACGAACATTCCAAGGAGTGTCCATAGTTGATTGGCAATATCTGATAGCAGTTTCTTCATTATGGTTTTCTCCTGTACGCAGCGGTTGCGGCAGCGCCTGCTGCTGCCTGGGTTGCTATGCCACCAGCGATGATGGCTGAAACGACTACATCTTCTGCAGTCTCACGAACTTCAGGTGGCAGGTCTGCACCTACACTGCCGAAGGCAGCAAGTGCTGCACCTGGGTCAGTAAACATTTCTTGCAGCAATGCTGCTGGGTCTTGCAATAGAGCGACAGCAATTGCTTCTTCTGCTGTGACTACTACACCGTTATCCAGTTCAACTGGAGTTGATGGTGGTAGACTTTCTAAATTAACATTATGAATACTTGGAGGTTGCGATGGAGTATCAGGCACTGATGGTTGTACGGGCGCTGGAGTTGGCTCTGGCAAAGGCTCAGGATTTACTACAGGCGGTACCTCTGGGGCAACCTCAGTCGGAGGCTCAGGTGCAACTTCTGGTGCAGGCTCTGGTGCAGGTTCAGCGACAGGCTCTGGCTCTGGAGCAGGTTCTGGCGCAGGTTCCTCAACAGCAGGAGGCTCTTCAGCAGGAGCAGGTGGTTCCTCTACTGGAACTGGGGCTTCCGCAGGAGGTTCTTCAGCCAATGGAGGCGCTGGTTCAACAGGAGTTGGAGCAGGTGTTTCAACGGGCACTGGCGCAGGCGCAGGGGCTGGCTGAGGTTGAGGCTCAGGTTGAGGTGCTGGCTGCGGAGCAGGTGCGGGAGTTGGTTCAGGTTCCACTGCTGGAGGCGGAGTAGGTACACTGGTACCAGATTCCGTACCACTCGAAGGAGGATTAGATGTTGCAGTCGTTGTATCTACTACTGTTGCTGTGTCTTGGACTGCTGTTTGTGTCTCAGAAGAAACAGTTTGAGTTTCAGTTGAAGAAGGAGCAGTCACAGTCTCGACACTGGGAGTCTGAGTTTCAACAGTTGAGGGAGCAGTTTGTGTCTCTACAGAACTCTCAGTCGCAGAAGGACTCGGAGTTGGAGTTGAAGTTTCAGCAGTTGAAGTCTCAGTGGCAGATGGAGAGGGAGAAGGCTCTGCGCTTGGCTCAGGAGTTGGCGATGGAGAAGGGGTCGGTTCAGGAGAGGGCGAAGGCTCTGGAGTGGGACTTACAGTAGGAGTTGGCGTTACGCCATTGTAGTAACCAACAGCAGGGTCACTAAGATTATCGCTAACATAAGTAGTAAACCCTTGTGCGTATCCACCTTCACAGAACAACCTTGGGATGTATCCCTTGTCAGCAAAGAAACTGTTGCTGTTGTCCCATCCGATTTGAAATGTTTGTTGAGTACCATCCTGTTTCGCACAGACTACATTTGCAGTAACTTGAACTGCTTGTGCATTAGGACTCCAAAAGAATGAAGTACCTAATACGATAAAGAATACTGCTAACTTACTTCCTGTAACCCTCAGAGAGGATAAGGTAAATCTGGTCGACGCGTTGTTCAACTCGGTCCAATCGTTCGGTGTTGATATTGACTGCGTCCCTCATTGAGCCTCCGCCATTCGGCTTAAGTTCATCTAAGTAGTGCTTAACTAACCATCGAATTGCTGCAGTAAATCCAGCAAGCAGAGTCATTATTGCTACTGCAAAACCTGACCATTCTGTCGCTGTCATTAGACCGTCCTAATTGTTATGTTGATAACGCCACCAAATCCGCTGAATCGCTTATCAGGTGGTGTTGCTCGTTGGAATGAAATCTGTTCGATAACTGCCTGACGAGATTCGCCAGTAGTTAAGTCCTGCCAGGTAAGTACGTCACCTGTTTCTTCAATCTCTTCTAGTGCCTGAATCTTCTCGAAGGCTTTACCTTCGTAACCAATCATTGAGTTATATCGGTCAGTCTCTAGGTCATAGCAATAGACAGGGAACTGGATGATGCGCTGGCGTGGGGTAGCGATAGTTGCCTTAGCCTGGTAGCCCTTGAATACAGGACCTTGCGAGTTATCAGTTCCATCACGATAAAGAATAAACTTATAAGCAACATACTCTTGCGCTGTTGCAGGAGATGATGTGGTTACTTCAATAGGGCTAATGGTTGAGTCGTATGAGATATGGTCATACTCTGTGCCATCTTTGTCTACAGTTTCTAGTGTCATAGAACCGTAGGTAAAGTTACCGCGTCCTAGTAGGCGCTTGAAGTTCTTAGGCTCAAGAGTTCCGTAGCGTATGTTACCTGTAGTTAGATATCCTGATGTGCGTAGTGTTGTTGCATCTTCAATATAGATACCACCTGATGCGCTGTCAGCATATGCTGTGACGAATACAAGGCGGTCAGTACCATCTGCAAATGCACAGCCAGTAGTGACGTGTCCCGTGACACCATCCATATACAAGTCATTAGCCCACGCAAAGCGTAGGGTTTCTAGTTCGTTAGATAGGTCAATGCGGATTACTCCAGCATCACCATCTACACCAGTAGCGCACCACACGTAGTGGTCGCGTGCTGCAAAGTCATAGCAAGGCTGTGATGTTTCTACGATAAGTGGACCGTAGTTGAGCGAACCATCTTGGTCAGATACTGCTGCCACACGGATACCCTTGTTGGTGCCAATCATCATATAGCCAAGGTAATAATAAATTCTATGGACAATCTCACCGACAGGCAGTTCTGCTGCTACTACTGCTGATGTAAGGGTAGGCATTACTCCAGCAGTTGATAGTGTGAACTTCTGAATGGTTGATTGAATTCCATTGTAACCAGCAACATAGATAGCAGGACCAGATGCTGCCACTGATGTGTAGACGTGGCTAGTTGTTGGGTGCGTATATACAGCAGTTGGCATAGCAGATGCTGATGTTGAGAACTCAAAGACTTTGTTGTTAGCACACATTACGATGCGGTCTTTGATGTACTCCATTGTCGCATTAGTGACTGCGCCAATCTCGTCAAACATTGTCACTACGTCTGCAGTAGATGCAGAAGAGCCAGTCAATGGCTTCTTGTATACAGTCTTCTTGGTTGCTGTGTTTGTAATCCAATAGGCATAGGTGCCATCATCACAGATAGCATAAACTGGGGCATCAGTACCTGAGTTGTAGTCGATGAAGTGTGTGAGAGTTCCGTCTACTGCAATCTTGTCTACATCATATTCATCGTGGAGTAGTACACCTGATGTGGTGTTCCACTTGATAGAGCGCACGTGCTGTTGCACGTTACCATTGGATGCAATAGGACCAGTAGTTTCGTGAGTTGCTGTGCAAGATGAGAGCAGTGTTACCTGACCCTTGGTCCAAACATCTACACCCTTGCTATCAGCAAAGCGGTAGTGTCCATTCTCATCAGTTGTTGCTGGGTCATAGAACTTGATACCTGAACCAGAGTGGAACGATGCTTGGCTACGAATCCACCAACCAGTCAGAGACTGCTCGCCAGGCTCAGTGCCATTGTCAAACTGGTCCTTACGAAAGGGTGCAGTCTGACGGATATAAGGGCGTGAGTCATTGATTGCATAGAAGAATGGGAGTCCACCAATTGCTACGTCGTAAGACATATCGGTGTTCTGCCAGATTGCTGTAGATGAAACTACACCAACGTCAACTGCGATAGAGCGATTGGCTCTACCTTCGGTTATGTCGCGACCAGCCACGTTACTCCTTAGATAGAAAATTAGTTGAGCAGTTTGAATCCGTGCTCAGGGATAAATTAATTAGAAACCGCGAAGTACGTAAACTACTCCAGGTGAACCTGCGCCACCAGCGCCTGAAACGTTGTAACCACCGTTACCACCACCGCCACCTGCGCCGTAGCCTGATGCTGCAAATCCGTTGAATGTATTGGTTCCTCCGCCAGCGCCACCAGTTCCAATACCAGAGCCTGCTCCTGCACCGCCAGTTGTTGCAGCGTTAGTAGAACCACTGCCACCACCACCACCACCGTTAGTGCCTGACTTTACAGATTGGTATGGATTGGTGCGTGCATTTCCAGGGTTTCCATTTGCTCCGCTTCCATTTCCACCAGCCCTATCTCCACCAGTTGCTGGCGCACTTCCACCATTATAAGGAGAAATGCCTGCACCGCCACCTGCTGATACCGCTAAAGAACCAAATGAAGTTTGCCCGCCTGCTGTACCAGCATTGTTAGCGCTACCACCATTTCCCGCTGCTCCGATTGTTACAGATGTAGAGGTATTCAATACTCCAAAGTATGATGCAGGATTTCCCGAGCCTCCTCCAGAGCCACCTTCTGCGCTTCCGCCAGATGCGTTACTCATACCGCCACCACCGCCTCCGCCACCACCAATAGCAAGGACATATACTGGTCCAGTTTGGTTGTACGTAGAAGTAGATGTAATGGTGTCAAGCGTTCCAGATAAAGATGTGCCAGAAACTGCTGCTGATTGATATGTAACTGTCACAGACGCACCAGCGGTTGAGTCAATTGATACAACATAATAAGTTGCTGCAGAAGCAAGACTGACAACAATACTTCCAGAAGAAGTTGTAACATTTGCAAGTAATCCAGATGCATCAAAAAACTGCACCGAAGCAGTAACAGATGTAGGAGACGTTGTTACTGAATATGTACCAGAATTAAGGGCTTGGGTAACTTTATATTGAGTATTAATTGCAGCACAAGTTACAGCGTAAGATGCTGTTCCAGTACTGACTGCATTAAGTTTGCTAATTGCCATTAGGAAATCTCGCTTCCGAACGCATTGAATGATACTGTAGCAGTTGATGAGTAGATGGTAATAACATCCGCTGCATCAAGGGTAATGCCTAGAGTAAGAGCAGTAGTATCGTTAGCAGCGACAGTTGAGTCATATGCTACGTAATGCTTGGCAGCCAATGACTCAGCATCAGGGCGCACTGCAACACGAAATGTGGCAGCAGATGCTGCCTGGTTGCATACTGTAATAGTTGATACAACAGCCTTAGTGCTTGAAGGCACTGTGTAAAGCGTTGTTGCTGTGGTTGCGCTAGGGTTTGATTGCCCTAGTACTTTATAGGTTGTTGCCATTGGTTATGCTCCCATTGTCATTAGTGCGGTTGGGGTTGAGTCTGCTGCATCTACTGCAGCGGTAACTTCTGCGTCCGTTGCTAGCGCAGTCGCTGAGCCAGCAAGGTTTGCTAGGTCACGGGCTTTGGTCATTTGTACTCCTTGTTCTTTCTGAACATAGTTTTGTATCTATCGAAGAATTTTGTTGAAAGTTGTGCTGTGTTTTCTGCTTGCTCTTTGCGCTCTTTATCTCCACCAAATTGCATAGTCCATTCTTCCCGCTTAAATGGTATGACCTGAGCAATAGGAGTTCCCTTTGGAATCATCCCTTCAAACTCAGGGTCGTTGATTACAAAAGGAAAGTTAACCGCAGCATAATACTCGTCAGTATCTACAACGCCTGGAAGAATTGTGAATACTGATTCACGGTGCATCGGTTGTACGAACATTGTTGAGTACCCCTTAGGAGTACGGATAGCCCAATGATTCATCCATTTAGGATAAGCGTGCTTATTCTTTACTGGATGAGTAGGCGCTTGTTCAATAGGATGAAACTGAATAAGACCTAAAGTGGACCACTCAAAGAACTGCTGCCCATCTTTAATTCTTACATATACATCGGCAGGAGATGTGATGATATAGCCAGCATTGATTGCATCAAAGACTGGGATACAACGTTTAATTGTAGCCCTAGTTGTACCATCACCGTTGGGCTTCTTCTCTCCACCCATATACGATTCCATATTTTTATACCAATCTGGGATGAACTTGGAAGCAGGTTGTGGCTGCTCCAAGCCATCGAATCCAGATGTGTTTGTAAATGTAATATTCATTTCCGTCCCCTTAAATGATTATTCTGTTTCTTCTTCTTGAGCAGGTTGCTCAAATGTTGTGCCATCATACCCAAGTCCAATATGGGCTGGGTTAGAATCGGTATACGCTACGCAAGTCTTGCCTGTAACTTCTTCGGCGATAGCCTTAGAGTCAGCAAGGATTGTGTTTAATACTGTTCCATTTTCAATTACTGCGAAGTTTGCCATTAGTTATTTCCTCTCTTAGAATCCACGTAAAATATATACAACGCCTGCAGTACCACCAGCGCCAGCAACGTTGGTTTGACCTCCGCCACCGCCCGCTCCGTATCCTGTTCCAGATGTTGCAGCGACGCCGTTGTTCTTATATCCACCAGTGCCGCCAGTTCCGATACCAGAACCACCGCCAAGACCTGGACCAGCGTTATCTTGACCGCCACCTCCGCCGCCGTTGGTTCCGTTCTTTACGCTTTTTGAAGCATAGTTTGTTGATGAACCAGTGCCACCGTTCGCACTTCCACCTGCTCCACCATAAGTTGAGTTGCCACCGTTACCTGCTGATGAACCACCACCATTACCGCCAGGTGCTGTTGCATATGCACCAAAGTTGGTAGTTCCTCCCGTACTTCCCGCATTTGCTCCAGCGCCAATTGTAATTGATGTCGCTGTGTTCACATATGCTGGTCCGTACTTACCCATACCACCTGCTCCACCGCCTGCACCACCATAGTTTGGTGTACCAGCGCCACCGCCACCACCACCACCGATTGCAACAACATAGAGAAGACCTGTTTGGTTGTAAGTAGATGTGGTTGTTACAGTATCTAGTGTTCCAGATAATGCCGTACCAGAAAGAGCATCTGCTGTCTTATCAATAGTTACAACAACGTTAGAGCCTGTGTCTGTTTCAATATAAATGGATGTTGCAGCAGTTGCTAGATTGTAACTTACTGAGCCAGAAGTTGTAGTAGTGGAACCAATAGCACTAGATTCTGTCATAAATGTTACAGTTGCTTGGGATGAAGTTGGCGATGTCACCACTGAGTAAACACCAACTGGAAATGCTTGTGTTATAGCGTATGCTGTATTAGAAGCCGCTGCTGTATATGCATACGCTTCTGCTGTAGCAGTCGACGGTGCTGGAAATACTGAAATACCCATTACGCTACCTCTACTCCGCTAATGTGGAACTTAACTGTAGTTGCTGATGCATAGCCAGCAATAATCTTAGTTGTTGCAAGTACTTGTTTTAGGTCAAAGAATGCTGTTGTATTAGCAGCAATTGAAACACCGCTCAAGATGTCAACACTGTCAAGCGTGATAGTAAATGTAGCAGATGATGCTGCAGTATTAGTTACAGCAATGTTTGTAATGATTGCAGTAGTTGATGCTGGCACTGTATATAGTGTCGCACTTGATGTTCCTGCTGATGCTCTTGCTAGAGCCTTGGATGTTACAGCCATTAGTTACTGTTTCCTTTTCTTAGTATGCCTGCATTATTTGCATAATGTCTTGGTCATTGTTTGATGAGATAGTTGAATAAGTTGATGCTGCTGTTGAAGAGGTTAAGTATGATGATAGGTCTACTTGCGCCCACTCAAGTCCAGTCGCGGTTGATGAGTTAGCCTTGAGGAAGTATCCGTTAGTACCGACAGCCAACTTGCCAGGTGTATCTGCAGATGTTGCCACAAGCAAATCACCCTTAGCGTCAAAGAGTGAACGAGCAATTGAGTCTGCAAGTTCAAACGCTGTGAAGGTAATAATTTCCACAATGTCGCTAGCGGTGAGTGCTGCAAGTGATGTGATACTTGAGCCGTCAGTTGCTGTGTAGTCAGATGTGCGAGCAAGAAGTACACCGTTTAAGTATACTTGTTCCTTGCCAGGGATATAGGAAAGCGTTAGTCCGTTAGCATCTGTACCTGAAAGTGAAGTCTCTCCGCCTGACGCTGTAAAGCGGTAGCGGTAGATGTCTGCAGTAGATGAAATTGAACCCCACTCTGTACCTGTCCAAGCATACATAGCATTAGTTGAAGAGTTCCAGTAGATAGCACCAGTAAGAAGTGCATTGCCATCATTGTCTACAGATGGAGCAGTTGACTTGCTACCAAGGTAGCGGTCATCAAAGTTATCATAGGTTGTAGCAGCGGCAGCAGCACTGGCTGCAGCAGCAGTAGCAGAACCTGCAACAGTATCTACATACGCCTTTGTAGCGGCGTGCAGGTCTACTGTAGGAGCACCTGATAGTGTAAGAGCACCTGTCATAGTTGAACCAGCCTTGAGTACAAATGACTCGTAGACAGTTCCACCTGACTGGATTGCGCTAGCAATCTCACCAAGTGTATCAAGTGTAGATGGTGCTGAGTTAACTAGGTCTGCAACCTTGGTGTCTACATACAACTTAGTCGCAGCATCTGCGTTATCTGTTGGTGTAGCAAGAGTTGTAATCTTCTGGCTGTTCATTGAGATAGCAGCAGCAGGGTCAGCGAACTCATCAAGAGTGTATGCCTTGACTGTTGATGCTAGGTCAGAGATAGTTGACGCTGCCTGTGTGCCAGTGTGGTTAGCGCGGGCATATGGGTCAGATACCATTTTGGCTGCAGTGATAGTTCCATCTGCAATATCTGAGGCTACGATAGTTCCGTCAACCAGGTCAGCGGAAGTAATAGTTCCACCAAGGTCCAACTTAGTCTTAGCAATTGCTGCTGATGCATTAATGTCAGCATTTGTAATTGTTCCATCAAGAATCATTGTTGATGTTACAGTGCCTGTATCGCCAGTTGTAACTACTGTTCCAGTTACGTTAGGAAGAGTAATTGTGCGGTCTGCAGTTGGGTCCGTAACTGTAAGTGTAGTCTCGTAGGCATCTGCTGTTGCACCCTCAAAGACGATGCTTGCATCGCTTAGGGTCAAGCCAGATACTGTTGGGCTAGTAATGGTTGGTGTGCCGATTGTTGGACTTGTGCCAAATACTAGGGAACCTGAGCCAGTCTCGTTGGTGATTGCTGACGCAAGGTTTGCCGATGATGGTGTTGCAAGGAATGTTGCTACACCTGTGCCAAGACCAGATACACCAGTTGAAATTGGAAGACCAGTACCATTTGTAAGAGTTACTGATGTTGGGGTTCCAAGCACTGGTGTTGTCAGTGTTGGTGATGTAAGAGTCTTGTTAGTAAGAGTCTGAGTACCAGTTGTTGTAACTGCCTGTACGCCACCCTGTTGAAGAGTTGTTGGGTTTACAGTCCCGCCTGTGATTGTGGCAGTGGATGTAAATGTCCCAGAGATTGTAGCGCCAGCAATAGTTGGCGTAGTAACCGATGGGCTAGTCAGTGTCTTGTTAGTAAGTGTCTGAGTATCTGTTGTACCAACTACTGTTCCAGTAAGTCCGTGTACTGCAGATGATGCTTCAATGTGTGTGTTAGCCTCACGATAATCTCTACCGATTGCCATATGGCGAACTACTGCACCCGCTGAGTGAGCCTGACCAGTAGAGCCATCTACTCCGCGAGTAATTGTAATTGTATTTGTCGATACCGCCGTGACATCTACAATTTCTTCAAGGGCTGTATCTGGGTCAATGACAACTGTAAAGGTTTCACCTGCTGAGATGGTTGTACCACCGAGCAGTGCTGAACCAGATACAACAGTTGCAGATGTACCAGATGAAGATAGAGCGCCAGTCAGCGTTGTCTGCTGAGAGCGAGATGAATATTTTCTAGTTGTCATTGCTGGTCCTTATCGGCGGGAGTAGTGAACTTTAGGAGGGTAGTTCTGTTGCTGTGCCTTTGTCTCTTCGTTAAGGCGTTGTGTGTAAAGAGCATAGAGTTGTTTAGTCGCACTCTGTGATGCACCGTATGGGCGCTTAGAGTCTGTCTCGTCAGCCTGTGGGCTAACCTGAGCAGCACGTGCTGGGTCAAGGAATGAGAGCAGACGATAGGCTGCACCAAGAATCACTACGTCCCGCGTTGATTCTGGCAAGCCTGTTATTGAGGTGTAAACCTGTGCATTAGTCAATGCAATAGTTGCTAATTCTGGGAAAGAGTTAGGGTCTGTTGCATAGACAACCTTGACTGTGCGACCAGAGATAGGTGCTTCGCCAAGAGTGATTGTCTGAACTGTATCTGTGCCAGTGACATAACCAAATGCCTCAGGATTTGCTACAGCATCAAGGTCCCACTTGCGGATGATGCGCCATTCCTTAGAAGGTCCGATGTCCTGCCAGTGAACTGTCAAGATATTCTTAATGTTCAAGTTAGCAAAAGCGTATGTGCTTTGTGCTGCGTTGAAGGTAAAGGTTGTTGTCTTGACTGAAAAGATGTTTGCTCCAAGGGAGCGGATAGTGTCATTGATTGCACGCTTGACACTGTAGCGTGGGAAGGTAGGAGAGATAGTTACCTTGCTGTCTGCGGTATGTGTTGCTGCAGTTGTACCAAGGTAGCCACGACCATAAGGAGATACTGTTGCAGTATTTGCTACGCGGTCAAATGAATCTACCCAAAGAAGTTCTTCATCAATCTCAAGGATGCCTTTACCTACTGAGTCAGTTGACCCTAGGCTAAGGACAAGTGGCGATGCACTTGTTGATGTGGTTGTGGTTACTGCAGATGTAAGGTAGGTACTACGGTCCTGTTGGAATGTATATCCAGCAAGGTTGACGAGTACCTCGTCCATCATATTATTTAGAGTTGTCATTAGGCGTTGATGCTCCTTAACGCTGCAGGGGCTGCAAGCCCAGTTGTTCCAGCAATCTCATTGCAGATGCCATCGATGTCTTTGAACTTATCTCTTGTGCGTGAAGATGATGCCTTGATGTTCAAGGCTCCGACTGTTGCAAGTCCTGTTGTCCCAGCCCAGGCATTAGCAGCGCCCTGTTCGTCAAGTCCAGTAGTGCCAGCAAGCCTGTTGAGTTCTGCTGCAAGGCTGCTTCCTGCTTTGCCTAGTGCCATTGTTAACCCTTCTTGTAACGCTTTGGTAGTACTAAGTTAGATTGCTTTTCTACTCCACCGAAGAAGGCTTTGTAGTAATGCTCATCAAATGAGAATCGTTTCATATGGGGAACTGTTGCACCTGTGTGACAGTAGACTGGAACATCTGCCTTATCGCATACTGCGAAGAAGTAGATATCCTCTCCCATAAATGTATTGCCAACTCCAACCTCTGTAAAGAATGGAGCATCTGGAAGTACCTCACGGATGCGGTCAACCACACTGCGGTGCATTAGGACAAAGCCCATACCAGCAGCACCAACCTTGATGAGTTTGTTATCAGGTAGTGGGTGAATCCGTTGGATACCAACAACACCATCAGCCTCTGCAAACTCGTATACCGTTGGCATAGGAATCATCAGTGGGTCTTCAGGTGTATCTGTTGTGAAGTAAACTCCAGTCATAATTGGACGCTCCTTGGCGTCCTTGTTATCCCAGAGCAACTTAAACTTATCGATACTGATAACTACATCTGAGTCAACCCAGAGTAGCCAGTCTGTCTTCTTCTGCTCATACCAGTAGTTGATTACCTTCTCACGCTGTCGGGCAATCTGATTGCCTTGACTGCGGAGTGAAGTATCAAATGTGATACCAGACTTGAGTAGTACATCGACTACTCCTTGCATAAACTTTCCGTCTACATTACCGTTATCGCACCAAGCGATTGATACTGTCTCTTGCATTTGTCCCCTGCTTTCTTACCACTTAACTTTGTCAGCCCAATATGCTGCGCTCATTTTACCCTTAGCAATGTTCTTTGCGTGACGTGCTTTGAATGAAGCCTGACGTGCTGTTGGCTTCTTATCGCCAGTCACACCCTGCTGACCAAAGCGAATAGTCTTGACCTTCGCACCTTCTTTAGCCACAACAACGTGTGACTTAGTTGGGTGATTAGGTGTACGCTTTGGCTTGTTGAAGCCAGATACTCCTGCTCGCTTTAGTCTTGGGTCTGTCATTAGTTAGTCCTACGTCCTTTAGCATCGTACTTAGCGCCCTTGAGGATTGAACCTACAAGTTGACCAGCCTGGCGGCGTTCGATACCAGCAAGTTTATTTGCCATAGCATCTGTTCCTGGTCCTGGAGTATTGCTCATTTCAACTCTACGCTGGTAAGCCTTGTAGACGTCGTTGATTTCCTTAGCGACGTTCTCGAAGTAGTTACGGTTCTTAGCCATTTACTTCTTCTTACCCATCTTCTTTGCAACAGCCTTCTTAGCAGTCTTCTTGACAGCCTTCTTGCCGTACTCCATCATACGCTCTTTAGAGCCTTCCATCTTTTCGTGCTTCTTCATCATAGCCTTTGACTTGTACTTCTCGCCCATTGCTGACATTAGATTGCTCCTACTTCCTTGAGTACTTCGGTTGTCTTTTTGTTTATATCTTTTGTCTTCGGCATAGTCTCGGCGTTGTACGCCTTGCCTAGTGTCGCTGACGCTTCGTGTGCTGCTTCTATGTGGGCACGTGTTGTGCCTGCTGGTTGGATACCTTGCGCTCTAGCATCTCGGTAAGCCTGAAGTTCGCTAGTCCACTTCTTATCAGGGATATCCCTACTTGCATCACCTGTGCCAAACTGAAGTCCTCTGGCTTTGCAGCCAAAGCAATCTTCATCACACTGAGTATGGTCAATCTCTACTGTATCTAAGTCAGGAAATGGTGTCTCTCTGGTTTCATCGCAGAGTACACATCCCCACTTAGTTGCCTTGAAGTCGTGCTGTGGGGTGAAGCCCCATTCAAGTACCTTGCTGATATGTATGTGCATAGTTGTCCCT